CTGTTTCTAGTGCGGTTGCAATATCCCGCATAATAAGACGGGTGCGGCTCGATCTGGCTCGGTCTGTGTCTGATGGTTCGAAGTCCGTTTCTGCCATGTGTTCGATGTGGGCGTTGTCTGTGTCGGTGTATCGTTTTAAAACGGCGGCGATAAGTTCGTAGTCTTTGCGTGTCATGGCTTAACCTCTGTCTGATTGTTTAAAGTGAAAGCGCAATTGCATTGTTTTGGTGTATTGGTCGCATACTTCGCAAGTCCTGCAGTCCTCAGAGAATCCTATTAAGTCCTCATATCCCCAGTGACCATTTTTATATTCAGCTAAAAATTTATCTAACTGTCTTTCTTCGGTGTCGTTTAATCCGGTGTAGTCGCCATTGATAATGGCGGGGACAAAATGCTCTCCTATTGAAAACTCGTAATAGTCCCAATCGCTTGCGTTAATTTCTGCCCGTATGCGGTCGGCGAGTGCCTGAACGGCGGCGGGTTTATAGTCTGTATTCTCGGCGCAGTCCTCAACATAGGGAAGGGCAAGAGTGAGTAAGTCTAAAAGGGTTTGATTGTTCACAATGTAATCTCCGGCTGTTGTACGTTGATGGAATAACCTAGGTATTTAATGATGCCAATATCCCGTTGGCTGAGGGTTTTCTTTCCAGTAAGGTCGCAAAGCTTTTGAGCGGCATCGCAAACGGGGTATATGTACTGTGTGCCGTAGTGGCTCTTGATTGATACGGTAATGTTCATTGTCATTGTTCCTCAGTATCCGTTGGCATAAGCCCAAGCTGAAATTTTATAAAGCGTTGCCGGATCAATTGGGTGTATCTCTCCTGTGTCGCTGTCCTCAAAACCTCCCAAGTCCTCAGCGAGTGCTAGGGAAGAATCATATTTTTTATAAGAGAGGAAACAATTTGAAGAATCGTCATATTGTTCGATCTCTATTGTGATGCCGTTTATTGTGGTTTTCATGGTGTATTACTCCGGTTGGTTTGGGGTGAATTTCATTTCTGATTCAAGGTGATAAGCGACACCATCAAACACAAAGCCGACACTATGGGCTGTGCCTGTAGGGGTTTCTAGGCTTGTTCTAACAATGTTTAATTTGTGCTGTTCAGATGGAAACACTTCGAAAGTGTTCAGCTTTGCGGAGCGTGTGGGGATAACACGTCGAAAGAAAGTCAATTTATTGATAACGTAAGGTTGTGTCGTTATGCTCATAGTTACTACTCCTATACATGGTTAATAAATATTGATGTATTGCATTGGTTAATTAGATCACACCTATTGCATCTCAATACATATAATTATCAATTATTTTCTAGGTGTTTACCCTAATATGATTAGGATTGTTTCACGTGAAACATATAAAAAGTAAGCGTTGTTTTGCCCTATGTCTAGGTATCAACTAAGCCATAAAAGGCGTGGCGGTGGGTTTAAATCGTTCCTAGGGTGCTGTACATTCCCCCAGTAATCGTATATTCTTCTTTTGTACCCCATGTTTCACGTGGAACATTCCCCAGTTAAGAAACCCGAAACCTAAAATCCCGCATATTTTTATGGCTAAGTTGAAACTCAGTAGAGAACAGATAGAGAGAGGACTAGAACAAATCCCTATGAGTGAGTTACTAAGGGGAGCTAGTGGTTCTCCTGTCAACCTTACTAATAGACAAATAGAGTTCGCTAAAGAGCTAGCATTAGGTAAAGGCACTAAGGTAGGAGCATATAGGAAAGCCTATGGTGCTAAGGGTAGTCCCAAGAGTGTAGGAAGTCGTGCGAGTGTTCTATCAACGGATGAGAGAATACAAGTAGCAGTGGAGTCCTTTAGAGCCCAGAAAGCATACGAGGAATACCAAACCCCTACTCAATTGAGATCCCTAGTCGTATCTCAGTTAACCAAGCATGTATTAGACGAAGAGTTTCCCCCAGCACAAAGGGTGGCTTGTCTCAAACTACTGGGAAGCGTAGCAGAGGTTGGACTATTCTTAGATAGAAAGGAAACCTTAGTAGTACATAAGTCAGACGATATCCGTCAACGCCTATTAGATCAGCTTAAGACTGTAATGAATACCCAAGCCGAAGATATCACAGTCAACGATGACGCTGACTCATTACTCGCCGAGTTAAACGAGACGCCGCCAGAGAATCAGAATCAGCCGGATGACGACCCCACCGTACCCGCACCCCCCGACTTAGGCGTTGAGTACCCTATGGACTATATACATAGTATTCCACACGAATCAACATCACAAAAATCAGATCCACACGAATCACCCAATCAAAAATCCAATGAAGAGGCCCCCCATGTATATCCGGATAAATCAAACACACTGTAACATTGTTATAGTGTAAACACCCCCCTTATGATTTTGGATACAAAAGGGTGGGGGGGTATATTTTATGAAACGGGAAGAGTGTATAGAGAAGATTATGACTGAGAGACAGAAAGAGATATATATGGTTATAGAGGAGTGGTGGAAGAGGTTTGGGTTTGGTCCTTCTATAGATGACATTATGTTACTTACTGGAGATAAGAGTAGGTCTAATGTGCATAGGATGGTTAAGAGGTTATGTGAGAGTGGGGCTTGTAAGAGGGTTCCTAATCGTGGAAGAAGTGTTCGGCCTTCTTGGATTAAGTTTAAGAATATATGAATTTAGATGAGATCACGAAAGCCATAGAGAGCTTACCGGCGGCTGAGCAAGAAGGGTTCTTGGCTATGCTTGCGGATTACGAGTCTTCTGTTAAACGAGAGAAGGCTCAGAAAGACTTTATGGCTTACACAAATGAGATGTGGCCCGGGTTTGTGAATGGGCGACACCATAAGGTGATGGCAAAGAAGTTTCAAGATATTGCGGAAGGAAGGTTAAAGAGACTGATCATTAATATGCCCCCGCGACATACGAAGTCTGAGTTTGCAAGCTACCTTTTACCGGCTTGGTTTTTAGGGAAGTATCCTAATAAGAAGATTATCCAGTGTTCGAACACGGCGGAATTGGCGACGGGATTTGGACGTAAGGTGAGGAACTTAGTAGGGAGTGAGCAATACGCCAAAGTTTTCCCGAATGTAAGCTTGAGACAAGACTCGAAAGCAGCGGGACGATGGTCAACTAATCACAACGGCGAGTATTTTGCTATTGGGGTTGGAGGTACGGTAACGGGTAAGGGTGCTGACCTTTTGATTATTGATGACCCACACTCTGAACAAGAGGCGAAGCTAGCGGCATCTTCCCCTGAGATATTTGACTCTGTGTATGAATGGTACACCTCAGGTCCTCGGCAGCGTCTTCAGCCGGGTGGGTCAATTGTGATTGTTATGACGCGCTGGTCGAAGAAAGACTTAACGGGCAGGATCTTACAAAGCTCAATGGAGAGAGACGGCGAGACTTGGGAGCTAATTGAATTTCCGGCAATCTTACCTTCCGGCAACCCTCTTTGGCCTGAGTTTTGGAGCTACGAGGAATTAGACGCTCTCAGAGATGAACTCCCTCCGGCAAAGTGGAATGCTCAGTACCAACAAAGCCCAACGTCCGAAGAGGGTGCGTTAATTAAGAGAGATTGGTGGAAGCTGTGGGAGAAAGAAGAGCCTCCTCCATGTGAATATATCTTACAGAGCTGGGATACGGCATTCTCAAAAAGCGAGAGGGCTGACTATTCGGCATGTACGACTTGGGGTGTTTTCTACCCAAACGAGAACCCAGAAGATCCTAATCTTATTTTATTAGACGCCTTTAAAAAGAGGATGGAGTTTCCGGAGTTAAAGGAAATTGCCATGAAATACTACAAAGAATGGGAGCCAGATTCGTTTATTGTGGAAGCCAAAGCCTCTGGTGCGCCACTGATTTATGAGTTACGGGCGATGGGCATACCGGTTCAGGAGTTTACGCCGACTAGGGGTAATGATAAGATTGTGCGCGTTAACGCTATATCCGACTTATTTGCATCCGGAAAGGTATGGGCTCCCCCAAAGAGATGGGCAGAAGAAGTGATAGAAGAATTAGCAGCATTTCCAAACTCGGATCACGATGACTTTGTAGATAGTACAAGTCAAGCTTTACTTCGTTTCCGCAAAGGCGGGTTCATTCGCTTACAAACGGATGAAATAGATGAACCAAGATCATTTAGGCGCAAAGGCGCTTACTACTAAGGATAAGTCATGGAAAAAGGTCTGTACGCCGCCCCTCTTGGAATAGACGATCAAGACGAAGCCGCACTCGAAATAGATATTGTTAACCCTGAGATGGTCACTCTATCTGATGGCAGCGTAGAAATTACGCTCATTCCAGAAAAAGAACTAGAAGAAGACAGCGAGTTTAACGAAAACATTGCAGAGATTCTCGATGACGGCGAACTTCAATCACTTGCCTCTGAGTTACTTGAGCTTGTCGATGCAGACGTGAACAGTCGTAAAGACTGGGCTGATACTTATGTCAAGGGCTTAGATGTCTTAGGCTTTAAGTACGAAGAGCGCACAGAACCTTGGCAAGATGCTTGCGGGGTTTACTCTACAGTATTAGCAGAAGCCGCAATAAGATTCCAAGCCGAAGCAATGTCCGAGACTTTCCCGGCTGCCGGTCCTGTAAGAACGCAGATTATCGGCAAGATCACAAAAGAGAAAGAAGACGCAGCCAAGCGTGTCCAAAATGACATGAACTATGAGCTGACTGATGTCATGGTGGAATACCGCCCTGAGCATGAGCGTGCGTTGTATTCACTTGGGTTGGCTGGCTCAGCGTTTAAGAAAGTTTATTTTGACCCAAGCTTAAACCGTCAAGTCTCGATCTACATTCCCGCCGAGGACGTGATTGTGCCTTATGGCGCGTCCCATATTGAGAGTGCTGAGCGCGTGACACACATCATGCGCAAGACTAAGAACGAAGTCAAGAAACTTCAAGCTAGTGGTTTTTACTGCGATGTAGACTTAGGCGAGCCAGAGACGTTCCATACAGATATCGAAAAGCGTAAAGCAGAAGAGGGCGGCTACACACTGTCTGATGATGAACGCTATGCGCTGTGTGAGATACACATCGACTACAACATTCCCGGAGTAGACGATGAAGATGATCTTGCTAAACCTTATGTTATTACGATTGAACGCAGCACTTCTACCGTATTGGCTATTCGCCGTAATTGGAATCCAGATGATGAGTTAAGACTTAAGCGTCAGCACTTTGTGCATTATGTATATGTCCCCGGCTTTGGCTTTTACGGTATGGGGTTGATCCACATTATTGGAGGATACGCCCGTGCAGGTACTTCTATTATTCGTCAGCTTGTTGATGCTGGCACTCTTGCTAATCTTCCCGGTGGTCTTAAGTCTCGCGGTCTGCGGGTAAAGGGTGACGACACACCTATCGCCCCCGGCGAATTCCGTGATGTAGATGTACCTAGCGGAAGCATTAAAGACAATATCCTAATGATGCCGTACAAGGAGCCAAGCCAAACGCTTCTAACCTTGTTACAACGCATCACCGACGAAGGCCGTCGTCTAGGCGCAATCAGTGATATGAACATTTCTGACATGAGCGCAAACGCCCCTGTTGGAACAACTCTTGCCTTACTTGAGCGCACCCTCAAACCTATGGCAGCAGTGCAGTCTCGTGTTCATTACGCAATGAAGCAAGAGTTTAAATTACTCAAAGCTATCATGGCAGACTATGCGCCAGAAGAGTATGAGTATCAGCCAGACGAAGGCGAGCCACGCGCTAAGAAGTCAGATTATGCGATGGTTGATGTCATCCCTGTTAGTGATCCTAACAGCAGCACAATGGCGCAACGAGTCGTTCAGTACCAAGCCGTATTACAGATGGCGCAACAAGCTCCACAGATTTATGACTTGCCACAGTTGCACCGTCAGATGATTGAGGTTCTAGGCATTAAGAATGCCGACAAACTTGTACCGACGACTGATGACCAAAAGCCAAAAGATCCCGTATCGGAGAACATGGCAATTCTTATCGGCAAGCCTGTTAAAGCGTTTATCTACCAAGACCAAGACGCTCACCTCATGGCGCATACATCGTTTATGCAAGACCCAATGATTGCGCAGACGATGGGACAAAACCCAATGGCTCAACAGATGATGGCTTCCCTCCAAGCCCACATCGCAGAGCACTTGGCATTTAAGTATCGCAAGCAGATTGAAGAAAGACTTGGTGTCACACTACCCGCTCCTGATGAAGAGCTGCCAGAAGAGATTGAAGTTCAGTTGGCTAGACTGGTTGCCGATGCTGGACAACAACTCACGCAGATTCACCAACAGGAAGCAGCGCAACAGCAAGCTCAACAACAACAGCAAGATCCGTTGTTCCAGTTGCAGCAAGCAGAAGTTCAAATCAAGCAGTCCGACGTGCAGCGTAAGGCCGAGAAAGATAAGGCAGATGTCGCACTTGCCGCCGCTAAGCTTGAGCTTGAGAAACAGAAACTAGGTGTTTCTGCTGAGAATGAAGCAAACCGCCTTGCACTGCAAGGTAAGCAAGCAACAAACAAGAACAAAATGGATTTCTTAAAGACTTACATGAGTTCTAACAAAAAGGGTGAATAAATATGGCAAACACCGTCTTTGACGCGCTGATTAAAAAGTTAAACGAGCATAAAAGCTCTGCTACCGAGTTCATGGCTGATGGGGGTTGTAAAGATTACACCCATTACCGGAATATGTGCGGACTGATTACAGGTCTAAGTCTGGCGCAGCGTGAAATTCTTGACCTTGCTCGTAACTATATGGATGACGACAATGACTGAACAAGTCGAAGTAACCGAAGCAGAAATGGAACAACAGCTACCTAAGCCTGTTGGCTACCGTTTGCTTATCGCATTGCCTACGATTGAGAAAGAGTTTGACTCAGGTATTCTTAAGGCAGATCGTACTCTGAACGAAGAACGAATCATGACCACTGTTGGGCTGGTATTAGATATGGGTGCAGAAGCCTATAGCGATAAAGACCGGTTTCCTAACGGACCGTGGTGCGAAATTGGTGATTATGTAGTGATCCGCCCTCACACTGGCACAAGACTTCACGTCAATGGTCAGGAATTACGTTTGATAAACGATGACAGCATTGAAGCTGTTGTTGCCGATCCGCGTGGTGTTTCGCGTGCTATTTAAAGGATAAATTATGGCTATGGAACCAGTCGAGTTTGGGTTTGAAGACCTAGACAAGCAAGACTTTAAAGTAGAAGTAGAAGGCCGCGCCTCTGAAAAAGAGGTAGAAGTTGATGTCCCAGAAGACAAAAAACCAGAGGTTGAGATCGAAATTGTGGATGACACCCCACCACAGGATCGCAACCGCAAACCATCTGACCCTCCGGAAGACCCAACGGATGAAGAACTAGAGGGTTACTCCGAAAAAGTGCGTAAACGCATGAGCCACTTAACCAAGGGCTATCATGACGAACGTCGCGCAAAAGAGACAGCTTTCCGCGAGAAAGAAGAGGCTATTCGATTCGCCCAGCAGATCCTTGAGGAGAACAAAAATCTAAAAGGTACGGTTGGAAAGAACCAAGAAGTCCTTCTTGAGCAGGCTAAACGCGCTACTGCTACAGAGGTAGAGCAAGCCAAGGCTAAATACAAAATCGCCTACGAATCGGGTGATTCTGATGCCGTTGTTGCAGCGCAAGATGAATTGACTGCGGCTAAAATCAAAGCTGATCGTGTAAATAATTTTCGCTTACCCGCTGTACAAACACCAGAAGTTGAAGTAAAACAGCAACAAACCGCCCCAAGTCCGCAAGTTGACGAGAAAGCTGTGAATTGGCAGAAACAAAATTCATGGTTTGGCTCGGATGACGAGATGACGAGCTTTGCTCTGGGGTTGCACCAGAAATTAGTAAAACAGGGCTTAGACCCTCGCTCAGATGAATACTACGAGAAGATCAATTCTCGCATGCGACAAGTTTTTCCCGACGAGTTTGACGACGCCGAGGAAGTTGAGGTTGAAAAACCAAGACAGAAATCTAACGTAGTCGCTCCCGCAACGCGCAGCACCGCGCCAAAAAAGATTGTGCTGACCCCATCTTCGGTAGCTCTGGCTAAACGGCTTGGAGTTCCGCTTGAAGAATACGCCAAACAGGTTGCTTTAGGACAAAGGAAATAATCATGGCTCAAAATCGTTTACCTCAAGATCTACAAACTCGTGAAACCGAATCCCGCCCTCAAGCATGGCTGGATCCCGAAACCTTGCCAAGCCCTAAACCGCAGGCAGGATGGAGATTTCATTGGGTGCGTATCGCGACACGCGGCGAAGCTGATGCTACGAACTTTTCCACACAAATTCGTTCTGGCTGGGAACCTTGCAAGGCAGCAGACCATCCCGAAATCCAGATTCTGATTGTCGAAAACGGTCAGTTTAAGGACAACATCGTGATTGGTGGGCTGATGTTATGCAAACAACCGGCAGAACGTGTCAAGGCTCGTGACGATTCCATTCAACAAAAGAGTGAAAATCAGATGCGGGCTGTAGATAATAACTTTATGAAAGAAAATAATCCCACGATGCCGCTCTTTAGTGAGCGTAAATCAAGGGTTACTTTCGGATCCGGTAATCAAACTTAGGAGTCTTAAATGGCTTATCCAACTGTAAGCGCCCCTTACGGGCTAAAGCCGATCAACTTGATCGGTGGGCAGGTGTTCTCCGGAGCAACCCGCCTAATGGAAATTGCTAGTGGCTATGCTACTGACATTTTCTACGGTGATCTCGTCAAGCGTGTTTCTGATGGCACAATCGAAAAGGACGCCGGTACGACTACGGCTACTCCTGTCGGCGTGTTTCTTGGTGTAAGTTTCACCAACGCATCAACAGGTCAGATCCAACAACAGCAATATTATCCTGCTAGCACCGCTATCAAGTCTGGCACGAAGATTTTTGCAGTCGTTGCAGATGATCCTGATACGCTGTTTCAAGTTGCCGTTGTTTCTGGCACAACCGTTATCACTGGTGTTGGTATCAGCGCCATCGGTAACAACGCTACTCTGGTTCAAAACGCTGGTTCGACCATCACTGGTGACTCGAAAGTAGCTCTTTTGGACTCGACTGCCACAACCAACACTCTGCCTATTCGTATTATTGATGTGGTTCGAGATACAGCAACTGCTGCTGATGTGTTCCCAGAAGTGATCGTCAAGATCAACTTTGGCATGCACCAGTACAACAACGCAACCGGCGTATAAGGAGCTAAATCATGGCTATTTCACGCGCACAACTACTTAAAGAACTCCTTCCGGGCTTGAACGCCTTGTTTGGTCTTGAGTACAAAAAGTACGGCGAACAACACAAAGAGATTTTTGAAACAGAATCTTCAGAGCGTTCGTTCGAAGAAGAAACCAAGCTGTCGGGCTTTAACGCTGCTCCTGTCAAGAATGAAGGCGCTGCGATGGCTTATGACAACGCGCAGGAAGCTTGGACGGCACGTTACAACCACGAAACCATCGCAATGGGCTTTTCGATCACTGAAGAAGCGATTGAAGATAACCTGTACGACAGCCTGTCGTCACGTTACACCAAAGCATTGGCTCGCGGTATGGCATACACCAAGCAGGTTAAGGCAGCTAATATCCTTAACAACGCATTTGCTGCTGGTTATACCTACGGTGACGGTCAAGTCCTTTGCTCGACTGCACATCCGCTGGTTTCTGGCGGTGTAAACAGCAACCGTCCTTCTGTTGCAGCGGACCTGAACGAGACTTCCTTGGAAGCCGCCGTTATTCAGATCGCAGCGTGGACAGACGAACGTGGTCTGCTGATCGCCGCTAAGCCAACCAAGTTGGTCATTCCTCCAGCACTTCAGTTCGTGGCAACTCGTTTGCTCGAAACAAAACTGCGTGTTGGTACGGCTGATAACGACATCAACGCAATCGAGAACAACGGTTCGATCCCCGGTGGTTACACAATCAATAACTACCTGACCGACACCAATGCTTGGTTCCTGTTGACTGACGTGCCTAACGGTCTGAAACATTTCGTCCGCACTCCAATGCAAACAGGAATGGATTCCGATTTTGATACAGGGAACAGTCGTTATAAAGCACGAGAGCGGTACTCGTTTGGAGTGAGCGATCCGCTGGGTATCTTCGGTTCACCCGGAGCCTAAGCCTTATAAATCAAGCGTTTACGCTAGATTGGAACCCCTCTTCGGAGGGGTTTTTTATTGTTGTTGACACGCGCGAGTACCGATGGTACATTAGAGTCTCATTAGCTTTGTACCGGAGATAGTAATGAGCCAAGTTATTTACAAGATTGTTAACCTTGTTAACGATAAATTTTACGTAGGTAGCACCATCCATAAAAAAGTGCGTTTCCGTCAACATCGCAAATTATTGCGTGGCAATCGACACCACTGTAAACATTTGCAGGCCGCTTGGAACAAGTACGGTGAGGCAAAATTTGATTTTGTGGTTATTGAAGAAGTGCCAGATTTATTAAACCTACAGGAAATAGAAGATCGTTATTTAAAAGAACACGTAGGAAAGCCATATTGCTACAACTCTGGATATAGATCAGACGCCCCTTGGAGGGATGCCCCCGCTGAAGCAACCCCTAATTACGGCAGAGCAATGGGCGATCCGCAAAAGCAAAAGATTTCTACTTCTCTGAAAGAATTTTACGCAGAGGATTACTTTAATCACCCTCGCGTAGGCGTTGCTCACACAGCCGAAGCCAAAGCTAAAATCAGCGCCAGCAAACTAGCCAATCCCGTCAAACCTTGGCTCGGCAAAACTCGAGACGAAGAGACACGTAAAAAGATAGGCGATTCCCAGAGAGGCATCAAAAAGGCTCCCAGAACGATTTCTGAAGAAGGTAAGGCAAAGATACGTGCCGCCGCAGAAGCCGGCCATTACAGCCATTGGGAGGGTCGCAAGCATACGGCGGAATCAAAAGCCAAGATGAGCAAAACCGTCTTTGTCATGCCTGATGGAATCTTGTTTCCTAGCTTGACTGCCGTACTAAGCTATTACGGTTTAAAAATGCCTACGTTGAATCGCGCCCTTAAATCTGGCAAGCCGTTATCCAAGGGGCGATTGGCGGGCTATACGTTTAGCTATGGTGGCATCGGCGCAACACAGACGCAAACCGATAAAGACTTAATTGCAAACAAACTCCTTGCACCATAACTAAATAAAGCGTATAAATAGCATATCTGGGAACCTCCAGCCTTATAGACCGCCCCAGCGGACGATGCAGAGACTATAAGGCGAAGTACTGCATATACAAGGAATTATCATGGCATTGACCACATTCAGCGGCCCAGTCAAATCGCTTAACGGTTTTGTTTCTGGCACAGACACTGACCCTATTGTTGTAACTACCGCTCAAAACATTGACTCCGCTTACGCAACTTCTTCGGCTACAACCGGCGATACGCGTTTAAATTACTCCCGCTTAACATTCACTTCAACAGGTTCCGGTGAAACAATCCGCGCCTTGACCAGAGTGACAGGCGTAGGCGGCGCAACAGGCGGCACAATTAACGGTGCTCACGTTAGCTTGTCAATTAATGGCTCGGGCACTATTTCTGGTGCTGGTAACGCGCTTCGCGCTACATTGGGTGGCAGTTCTACTAACCCCGGCGGCACAATCGCAGCTATTCAAGCTGACTCTGATTTTGCGTCTGGCGGTACTTGGACTAACGCTTCGTTTATTCGTTTTACGAACAGTGGATCGGGTACGGTTGCTAACTTGTTTAATGTTCCTTCTGCGATGGTAACGGCAAATACGCAGGGCGCTGCTACAAACTCATTGAAGATTGTGGACAGCGCTGGCACTGCTTACTACATTATGTTGACCACAACGAATACATAATGCAGATTACCAAGGAATTTCTGGAAGCAGAGATTGCCGAGTTGCAGAAAGAGGCGGGGAAGGCTGAAGTCTTCCTCCTTCAATCAAAAGCAACTGTTGCGGCCTATCAAATGCTTATCAATCGCTTAGAAGCGCCAGAAGAAACGCAAGAACAGTAGGAGCTAATTATGGCTATGCAATATGATGTAAAAGCAGCCGAGCGCACCACCACGGGCACTGCATACGCAGCGTCAGCTCGACTAAAAGGCGTTCTTGTGGCGTTCGCTACAGGCGGCACAGTCGTCATTAAAGACGGAGGTTCTGGTGGAGCCACAGTCTTCTCTTATACGGCTCCTGCTGCGGCTGGCACAGTCAACGTCATTATCCCCGGCGAAGGTATCCTCTGCCGCACGGATATTCACGTTACGTTGTCTAGTGCTACTGCTACGGTGTTCTATGGCTAAGAAAACCCCCTCTCTGGCTATCGGTCGTGGCGAAAAGCTACCCGTATCCAAGGGGGCTGGTTTAACCGCCAAAGGACGCGCCAAATACAATGCTGCGACTGGATCAAACCTAAAGGCTCCACAGCCAGAAGGTGGTCCTCGTAAGAAGTCGTTTTGTGCCAGAATGTCAGGTATGCCCGGCCCGATGAAAGACGAAAAGGGTCAACCTACACGCAAGGCTGCAAGCCTCAAACGGTGGAAATGCTGATGCCCTCTAGCTCAAAAAAACAAGCTAATTTCATGGCGGCGATTGCCCACAGTCCATCGTTTGCTAAGAAAGTTGGTGTATCACAGTCCGTTGGTAAAGACTTTAACGAGGCCGATAAAGGCCGTAAATTCAAAGAGGGTGGTGCTATGAAAAGCGACATGAAACAAGACAAAGCCATGGTCAAAAAAGCCGTTGGTATGCACGACAAGCAAATGCACGGCGGCAAGAAAACCGATATGGCAGCGCTTAAAAAAGGCGGCATGCCAATGGTTATGAAAGATGGCAAAAAGGTTCCAGCTTTTGCTGCCAAGAGTGGCGGCATGACTAAGATGGCTAAAGGCGGCGGCATCGAATCCAAGGGAAAAACCCAAGGTAAGATGATTAAAATGAATCGCGGCGGACGCGCCTGTTAAGGAAATATCATGGCAATGGTTCCAACCCAATCTGTTGATGACCCCGATGTCCCAGCATCCCCTGCTTTTTCTAAAGCCTTGCGCGATAAGGGTCGTCGCGCACCAATGAAAATGAAAACACCCGGCATGGGCGCACTAATGGGTGCTCCACGTCCACGCAGCCTACAGTCTATGGGCAAGATCACTCCGGGTGCATTGCCTTTTGACGAGCCACAGAAAATGGCTAAAGGTGGCAAAGTTGGTTCTGCTTCCAAGCGAGCAGATGGGTGCTGTGTTAAGGGCAAAACCAAAGGAAAAATGTTATGAAAAAGAAACGCTATGCTTCTGGCGGAATGACGCAAGCTGATATTGATGCAGGTCTAACACAAGCTGACGTTGATGCGGGTTTACGCGCAGGTCGCAACGAACGCATTTCCTCCGAAGACCGTGCTGAAGCTTTACGCATGGCGGGTACTTTATCGGATCGCCAAGCGGCTGATCTGATGGGTCGTGAGGTTCGTATGCCTGAAGCGCGTCCTGTGCCTGTTGCCCCTCGTAGAGTTATCCCTGCGCGTCCTTTGCCTGCCGCTCCTGCGGAATTCGTAGAGATGCCAGAAGAAGGTCCATCGGCAACGCCCGGCGCAAACCGTCGTCCTCCACCTAGTCGCGGTAGTTTTGACCGCCCCGGTCCTGTTGGTGATTTGATTGATATGATAATGCGCAATACTGGCAATGCTCGTAGAAGTCGCGCAGAAGCCGTTCGAGCAGGTAGGGCTGTGGAAGGATCATTTAAGAAAGGTGGCTCAGTTAAATCTTCAGCATCTAAGCGTGGCGACGGCTGCGCTGTCCGTGGCAAAACAAAAGGCAGGATGGTGTAATCATGGATCCAAAACGTCAAGCACAGATCGACAAGCAAAACGAAATGGCGCAATTAGCTGCTGAGCGGATTCGTGGCGGCAAGAGCGCAGATGAGTTTGCAAAAGACTTTATTCAACGTCAGCGAATGAAGGAAGGCGTAAAGAGTCTTCCTCCAGTGGATCTAAGCGGTAATCCCCCAACAGACGACGATACACAAGAGTATCGTGATATGCGTGCAGCAACCGATGCAGGTTACGACTACACTAAGAAACGTGACTACAAGAAAGGTGGGTCAGTTAAATCTGGTGCATCTAAACGAGCCGATGGTTGTGCTATTCGCGGCAAAACAAAAGGTCGTATGGTATGAAACCCATTGATAAAGACAGCAACCCCGGACTTGCAAAGTTACCCACTGAAGTACGCAATAAGATGGGTTACATGAAGAAGGGCGGTAAGGTATCTAGTCCGGTCAATAAGAAGGCGCTAGAAAAAGCTGGCTTTTACGATAAAGATCAAACTTCCGCCAAACGGAAAAGTATCATTAACAAAGTTACAACCAAGCCGCAGCGGATAGAAATGGTTGAGAAGATGTTTCTAACTAAAAAGGCTGCTCCTAAAAAAGCAAAGGTAATGCGATGAGAGCAAGCCGTGGTATGGGTGCAATCCTGCCGTCAAAGATGCCGAAGGGTAAAACCATGCGCCGTAAGGACGGTGACAAGTTTCAGATGTTTGCTGAAGGTGGCAAAGTGAACGCTGCTGGCAATTACACAAAGCCCAGTCTTCGCAAGAGGATTGTGTCCCAAGTAAAAGCCGCAGCAACTCACGGTACGAATGCAGGTCAGTGGTCAGCGCGTAAGGCGCAGTTAGTAGCTAAGAAGTACAAAGAAGCAGGCGGGGGGTACAAGGATTGAAAGCTCCGCAAAAATCGCTAAAAGATTGGGGTGACCAGAAATGGACAACCAAGTCAGGCAAAAAGTCGTCAGAGACTGGAGAGCGGTATTTGCCAAAGAAGGCTATTGATGCGTTGACCCCTGCTGAGTATGCCGCTACAACCAAAGCCAAGCGTAAAGGTAAAGCGGCGGGTAAGCAGTTTGTAGCTCAACCAAAACGTATTGCTAAGAAAACATCGGGGTTTAGATAATGGCTGTTTCTGGAACCACCGCATTTAATCTAGACTTCGCTGAATTGGCTGAAGAGGCGTTTGAACGCGCTGGTCGAGAACTGCGTACAGGTTATGATCTTCGCACCGCCACACGGTCTATGAACCTAATGACCATCGAGTTTCAAAACCGTGGCATTAACATGTGGACGATTGACGAGGGTGAGATTGATCTTATCCAAGGTCAAGCTGAGTATGACCTCCCTGCCGATACGATTGATATAATGGATCATGTTATCCGTACAGGCGCAGGTAACTACTCCACCCAGTCTGACCTCACCATATCTCGTATTAGCGTATCTACTTACGCAACAATCCCTAACAAATTAGCTCAAGGCCGCCCCATTCAGGTATGGGTTCGCAGACTCAGGGATAACCCTAAGATTGTTGTATGGCCTGTTCCTAACCAAGGTACGGCATTAGACCCTTACTACGTTTTTAAATATTGGCGTATGCGTCGTATCGACGATGCTGGCACGGGTGCAAACACCCAAGACGCAAACTTCCGATTCTTACCGGCAATCTCTGCTGGCTTGGCGTATTACATCGCCATGAAGTATCCGGAGTTAGCACCGCGTATGCCGATGTTAAAACAAGAGTACGAGTTTCAATTTGAGTTAGCTGCGGGTGAGGATCGTGAGAAAGCGTCTGTGCGTTTTGTGCCACGCATTACCGGTATCCGGAGCTAGTTGTGGGTAATAAGTTTGCGTCTGATAGTAAAGCGATTGCGGAGTGTGATATCTGTGGCTTTCGGTATAAACTACGGACACTACGCTATCTAATTGTTAAGACGAAGACTACCAATATTAAAGCTTGTAATGAGTGCTGGAGTCCAGACCAGCCGCAGCTTCAGCTTGGTATGTGGCCTGTAGATGACCCGCAAGCAATTCGTAATCCACGTCCAGACTTTACCGGATATCCGCAGAGTCGGTCGCAAGTAATACAAGCAGTTGGTGTAACGACTACTTCTTTCGTTGGGCAAGTTACTATTTCTTAGGAGCCGATCATGGCATATAAACGTGGCGCTGATGGCGTAGCAAAAAAAGGTAAGACTGATGTGCAGAACTTGGGTTCTGATGGCGCAAAAGTCATGGGGATGAAGGGCGGCAAAAAGTCAGCAGGTGTGACTTCTGAAGCCATGAAGAAGATGGGTCGTGGTCTAGCCAAAGTCGCTAATCAGGGGTAATCATGGGTAAATATAGCCAAAAAATGATGGGCAAAGAAGTGGGTCCCGCTTCTGTTTACGCAGAGCCGCACACCATGACAGGTAAAAAGATTGATTCAGCCGCAGCGCAAGCTGCGGTATCTGGCGGTGTTGATCCTAACACTTTGTCGAGCAATCAAGTTAATTGCTCAACAGAAGCTATGCGAGTGAGTGTTGGCAACAGAAATACGCCAACCAAAACTAGCGGCATTCAAGTGCGCGGTGGTAAAGCGCAGACGAAAGGTAAGATGGCACGGGGTCCGATGGCATGAACTACGCTGAACTTTGTACAAACATTGCTGACATCTGTGAGAACTCTTTCACGGTAGATGAATTGGCTATGTTTACAAAGCAAGCTGAACAGAAAATCTACAACACTGTTCAGATATCAAACCTGCGTAAGAACGTCACGGGCGTAACATCGACGAACAACAAGTATCTATCCGCTCCAACCGATTTCTTATCGGTGTATTCCTTGGCTATCGTCAAGGCAAATGGTGCGTATGAGTTCTTGTTAAACAAAGATGTGAACTTTATCCGTCAAGCCTATCCAACGCCTACAAGCACCGGTACGCCAAAGTATTATGCAATCTTTGGTCCGAATAGCAATGACGACACTGAGCTGACATTGATCCTCGGTCCGACGCCAGATGCTGTTTATACGGCAGAGCTTCATTACTTCTACTACCCTGAGTCGATTGTCACAGCCGGAACATCATGGCTTGGCGATAACTTTGATTCGGCGCTACTTAACGGCGCATTGATTGAAGCAATACGGTTTATCAAGGGCGAGCCTGATGTGGTTGCGTTCTACGAGAAACTGTATCTTCAGTCTATTATGTTGCTCAAGCAGTTGGGTGATGGCAAGCAGCGTCAAGATGCGTATCGTTCGGGTCAGTTTCGTCAGGATGTGACATGATTACGCAAACGATTGTTGATTCGTATAAGCGCGGCTTGCTAGAGGGTGTGTTTAACTTTAGCAGCACGACTACGCAAGTATTTAAAGTAGCGTTATACACCTCTGCCGCAACGCTTAATCAAAACACTACGGCGTACTCTACCGCAGACGAATCATCTGGCACTGGGTATACCGCCGGTGGGCAGGTTCTTACTATTTCTACATACCCAACGCTATCTAATAGTGTGGCGTTCATTAGCTTTGCAACGGTGACTTGGCCTGTTACGTCAATCACTGCGCGTGGTGCGCTTATTTATAAGGCAGATGGTGTTACAAACCCTGCTATCGCCGTACTAGATTTCGGTGAAGATAAAACTACGTCTAGTGGCAACTTTGTTATTAATTTTCCACTAGCCGATTTCCAAAATGCAATCGTGCGTTCAGCTTAAAGGAGTTTTTCATGTTAGTTAATCAAGCATCGTCAAGCGATAAAATTTCAGCGGCACTTACCCGCACTGTTGGCGCACAAGATAAAGTCGCCGCAGGTGGCGTCTATACCGTTCAGTGTATTGGTGCTGATGGTCAAGTTAAGTGGGAAGAGAACCTAAAGAACCTCGTTGTAAACGTCGGCTTAAAAGACATGAACGACAAGTATTTTTCAGGCAGCTCTTATACAGCTACTTGGTACATTGGTCTATATGGCGCAGCAGCCTCCAATACGCCAGCAGCAGGTGATACCGCAGCTTCTCACGCTGGGTGGACAGAGATTGTTCCTTACAGCAATGCAACGCGCCCAGCCGCTACATTCGCCGCTGCGACTACAGCAGACCCATCGGTTATCACAAACTCGGCATCGCCATCGGCTTTCACAATCGATGCGACAGCTACGGTTGGTGGTGCGTTTCTGATTAGCAACAACACTAAAAGTGGCACAACCGGCGTACTGTTCTCTGCTTCTGACTTTGCCGCCCCCGGTGATCGTTCTGTTGCGTCTGGTGACCAGCTTAATGTTACTTACACCTTTAGCCTTGATGCTGCATAAGGAATGAACATGAAAAAAGGTGATGTGGTTAAGTTAAATGTTGCGACTCCTAGCGGTCCTATCGTAGCCATGCGTATGCTTGAGGATGGCACTGTTCAATGTTTGGTTGAATGGGCGGATGATCGCGGGACGCAGCAACGGTGGTTCGACGAAGCTCAGCTTGTAGCGGTCTAAGATGGCTGAAGGCGGCTGGGGTTCTGGCACTTGGGGTGAAGCCGGATGGGGTATGTCCGTCTATGACCGATCCGTGTCCGAAACCAGCACATCAGTTGATGCAACCGTAGTAGCAGGAAGCGTGTTTAACTCGGCTGTAACAGAAAGCAGTACCTCTGTAGATGCAACGGTAGTGGCAGGAAGCGCGTTTAATTCAGCCGTTACGGAGTCCGCCGTTGTGTCTGATGCGTCTAGCAGTCTAGGTACATTTGAAGCATCGGTTGCAGAAGCGGTGGTTGGGTCTGAGGTAAACGCGGCTAAAATGGATTTTGCGGTATCAGTAGATGAGACGACTACAGCTTCTGATGTAAGTTCTGGTGCTATGAATTTTGCCTCGTCTGTGAGCGAGAGCGCGGTAGGTAGTGAAGCATTAGATGTAGGTTTTGCGTTCTTTGTATCGTTTGAAGACACGGCTACGGGTTCAGATGAGGTAGTTGTACAGAACGTACTTGGTGCAAGTGTTAATGAGCTGTCGGTGGCAAGCGATGCAATCAGTGCGCAAATGAATTTTGTGGCTTCGGTTAACGAGGCTACGCAGGTGGTAGAAGCTTTTAACGCGATAATGGTGTTTGCAACAGCGGTGTCTGAAGGTGTAACGATTTCGGATCAACTGACGTCAAGGCCGTTATGGGAATTAATAGATGACAACCAGAACGCTAACTGGCAAAATATCAACGATGCTCAAACATCAAATTGGCAAGATATTGCCACGACGTAAGGACTGAATATGACAACCGCGTATACCCCGATACTTAAGCTTGCTCTTCCCGTAACAGGTGAACTAAACGGCGCTTGGGGCGATGTTGTAAATAACAACATTACTTCTATGGTTGAGCAGGCTGTTGCTGGTCTTGCCACGATTAATACATGGACTACCGCTAGTCATACGCTGACTACTGCCGATGGAACCACAGACGAAGCACGTTGTGCCATCCTACAATGTTCAGGCGCACCGGGTGCGGCGGCTACGGTAATCTGTCCTGCGGCATCTAAAGTCTACATTATCAAAAACTCGGTAACAGGCGGCTACGCAGTAACGCTTAAGACTTCTGCGGGTACAGGGATTTCGGTTCCTAACGGATCAACTGCGCTGTTGTATTGCGATGGCACGAACGTGGTCAGTGGCGGCGGTTTGGGCGGCGATGTGGTCGGTCCTGCCTCCGCTACGGATAACGCTATTGCACGGTTTGACGGCACAACGGGCAAGATTATCCAAAACTCAGCGGTTACGATTGATGACACGGGCAATGTTGGGATTGGTTCAAGTTCTGCAACTAATAACTTGAATATATCTAAAAATATTACAGGCGGTACAAGCGCCAACGCAATTGGTATTACTGGAGCAATTCAATCAGATGTAACAGCAAATGGCATATTGATATTATCAAGTCCGACTGTTGCAGCAGGAGCTACTGTTACGGCTCTTGCTCATATGTACATGAATCCCGGTACATTTACAGGCACAGTTACAAACCAATACGGTATTTATGCTGAAAATACCATGACAAGCGCAACTAACAACTTTGGTTTCTACGGCAACATAGGTGCAGGAACAGGACGTTGGAACTTTTACGCTGCGGGTTCGGCTGCTAACTTCTTTAATGGTAATGTGGGGATTGGCACTACCACAAATAGTGGGAAATTAGATGTAACTGGTGGAAACGTATATAACAACACTACGGCTACAGGTTCAACTGGCTACTACACAAACAACGGTACTGTGGTTAATGCGTTTAGTTCGGACTTTAATGCCAACGCTACATATTTTGATGTTAACGGAAATGCTTATTTTCGTGATGTAAACGCAGGATATGTAACCAGACTTGCAATTCAATCAGGAGCAATCTCCCTAGGCGCAGCCCCCGGCGCAGAATCCCTGCGTGTCACGCCTGTTGCTAGTGCGGTGAATTATGTAGAAATTCGAGGGCAAGCGACTACGGGTTCTCCGCAGATATATGCAAAAGGTTCGGATACAAATATTTTTCTTGAATATTATTCGAAAGGTACGGGCAATCATCTTTTTTATACAAATGGTGAGTTTCCATCAAGACTGCAACAATTTGTAATAGCCCACACAGCCTCCGCTGTTAATTATCTACAGGTAACGGGTGGGGCTACAGGAGCGACAACTACATTATCTGCTCAAGGCTCAGACACCAACGTTGACATTACCCTGACACCAAAAGGCGATGGGTATGTTGTTGTGGATTCGGCATACTCGCCTAACCTGACGCTTACTGATGCAGCTACAATTGCTTGGAACACAGGCACGGCTGGCGGTCAAGTCGCTACGTTTACGTTTGTATCGTCAAATAGAACGATGGGCGCACCAACGAACCTAAAGAACGGTGGCTTCTACGCTCTGGCTGTGATACAAAACGCTGGTAGCAACACGCTTACATGGAACGCAGTATTCAAGTGGGCTGGCGGTACAGCACCAACCTTGTCCACGGCAGCAGGCGCAAAGGACTACTTCGTATTCAGGAGCGATGGCACAAACCTCTATCAACAAGGCATCTCACAGGCGGTGGCGTAATGAAGTGGACAATTAACTCAATGATGGTCACTAATGATGTCAAACCTGACACGGTGACAATGACTAACTTTACGTTGTCAGACACGCAAAACGGATTGACAGGTCAAGTCAGTTATTCGCTCAACCTGCTTCCCGCTGACCTAAACAACTACACGCCATACGCTCAAGTGACTGAAGCCCAAGCTATTGGCTGGACTCAAGACGCTGCTGGTGTTGACCGTATTGCCAGTTGGGAAGCCGAGGTACAAGCTCAGATTGACGCGCAAAAGGTTGTAGCCCCACAACCCTCACCCTTACCTTGGGCTGAATAATGCTAACAGTATTAGGCGGTAACTCTGCATCCACAGGCTACAACCTCACACGCTCGCTGCGGTTTAGGTCTAGTGCGAGTGCGACTTTAGGGCGTACTTTTGCTAGCGGTAACCGTAAAACTTGGACGTTAAGTTTTTGGGTTAAACGTGGGTCGCTTGGGTCAAATCAAAATATATTAGTTTCGGGTCCGGCAAATACAACCGATGCAACTTTTGCAAATATTGGTTTCAGTTCTTCTAATACTTTTACATTTACTGCATATTCCGTTGCATGGCGAACAACAACACAAGTATTTCGTGATCCTTCAGCTTGGTATCACATTGTTGTTGCGTGGGATACAACTCAAGCCACAGCGTCAAATCGTGTAAAAATTTATGTAAACGGAACGCAAGTTACAGCGTTTTCTTCTACGTTTGATCCATCATTAAATTTTGATGGGGCTGTCAATCAAGCCGCTGCTACTTATATTTCATTAGCGCATTTATCGTACGGTTGTTTTGATGGCTACTTGGCAGAAACATATTTTATTGACGGCCAAGCGCTTACGCCAACATCATTTGGTTCGTACAGTTCCACAACAGGCGTGTGGCAGCCAGCACGATACAGCGGCACGTATGGCACAAACGGGGCGTACTTACCATTCACAGACAACTCCGCGCTGACCACAAGCAGCAACGTAGGCTTGGGCAAAGACTTTAGTGGCAATGGTAACTATTGGGTTACAACAAACATCAGCATTACGAGTGGCGTTACATACGACTCAATGACCGATGTGCCTACGCTGACAAGTGCTACGGCGGCTAACTATACTGTGTTGAATCCGTTAGATCGTGCTAATACAAACCTTGTAACATCAAATGCAAACATGGTTTGCACAAATACAGGCGGCACAGGAAACGCACAAATTCGTGCAAGCATTGCATTGCCATCCACAGGTAAGTTTTATTGGGAAACCAAGAACACAGGATCGGCAAATAACTTCAGCATGGGGTTGACAACCACAACAGCATCTTTGTCTACAGAGGGTGCTGGCGATGTTTTATACAACGAAAACGGCGTTATAAACAATAACGGCACAACAACATCTGGTTTTGCAACGCTTGCATTAAACGATATTGTTGGCGTGGCTGTAGATGTAGATGCCAACAAAATATATTTTTACAAAAACAATACGCTTGTTAATAGCGGCGGTACGACTATTAACATTAGTGCACCATTTGCGCCTATGTTTGGCTTTTATACAACCAATAACGCACAATCTGTTAATTTTGGACAGCAACCATTTGCCTACACACCCCCATCAGGCTTTGTAGCCCTGAACACGTTTAACTTGCCGACTAGCACTATCTTGCAAGGCAATACGGTGATGGATATAAACCTGTGGGCTGGGACAGGTGCAACAAACGTCATAACAAACGCTGCAGGCTTTAAACCAGATTTAGTATGGGGCAAATCAAGAACAAATGCTTATGAACACGCGTTGTTTGACAGCGTTCGCGGCGCAAATAAACAACTTGCATCAAACTCGACAGCCGCTGAAGTTACGCAAACACAAGGTTTGTTATCGTTTAATTCAAACGGGTTTACGCTTGGTACAAGTTCAGACTCAACTGTAAATAATGCGGGTAGCGGTCAAACTTACGTCGGCTGGCAATGGCAAGCAGGACAAGGCACAACATCTTCCAACACCAACGGCTCAATCACATCGACTGTAAGCGTTAATGCTAGTGCTGGGTTTAGTGTGGTGACGTATACGGGTAACAGAAGCACAACTCCGCAAACTGTTGGTCACGGTCTTGGCGTAGAGCCTTCAATGATTATTTACAAGGCTCGTAATAACTCAATCAATTGGCTTGTATACCATAAGAGTGTTGGTCCTACAAAAGCGTTATATTTAAATCTTACAGATGCTGCATATACTACATCTGGTTTTTTCAACGATACCGCTCCAACTTCATCCGTATTTACAATAAATGTTGCTAACGAAAATAACGGCAACTTGTACACAATGGTCGCCTACTGCTTCGCCCCCATAGCAGGATACTCAGCGTTTGGTAGCTATGCAGGTAATGGTTCGGGTGATGGCCCATTTGCGTATCTTGGGTTTAGACCTAAGTTTGTTCTAATTAAATCAACAACTAGCGCAAATGATTGGATTATTGAAGATACGGCTAGAAACGCATACAACGTATCTAACTCAAAACTATCTCCAAATACTTCAGGCGCAGAATTTACAGATACTAACGCAGTTGGAATAGACTTTCTAAGCAACGGTTTCAAAATTAGAGGTATTGACGGTTCAATAAATACAAGCAATACTTATATTTATGCCGCATTTGCCGAATCGCCGTTTCGCAACGCTCTTGCCCGCTAAGGAATATGATGCCACAAGGAAGATTCCATAAAGACCAGTCAGGCACAAAGATAGCAATGCTTACGCTATTGGAGCAGACTCAAGAAAAGTCTAAAAACGGTAGCTATAAATATCGAGTGTTGTGTGATTGTGGCACTGAAAAGGTAATCGGCTTTGGTCAAATGACTACGGGCAGAGCGCAGTCTTGTGGGTGTTTGCAGCGTAGAAAAGGTGAAGGTAGTCCTGCATATAAGCATGGTCGTAGTCGGTCAAAAGAATACGACCTTGAGTACCAAATGAAAAAGAATTACGGCATTGGTTTTTTTGAATATGATGCAATGCTGGAAAGTCAAAAAGGTCTTTGCGCTATATGCAGTTTACCACCGCCAGACCATCACAAGAAGCGATTAAACATCGACCATTGCCATACATCAGGTCGAGTGCGTGGATTGCTCTGTGATGCGTG